AATAGGCACTCTTTTCGTCGACACGTATCTTAAGTTTATGAATAACCGAACAAAGCGATTTCTTTGAATTCACCAATTCCTCTTGGATCATACTTCGCTCCGAAAAACGGTGGAAATCGTTCATCTGGCCGTTCTTCAATAGATTCAAAATTAAAGAATAATTTATATGGAATTTTGAGACTAATTGTTGCGGCTTTCCAGATAAAATAGATCGGTATTCATTCACAGAGGGTAATCGAAACAAATTGTTACAGTGGAAACATGGCCAACCGTATCTAGTCCCCGACGCCCAGCCCGACCTGCCATTTGCGTATATTCATGTGGCATCAAGTGTCTTTCAGACTGGCCGTCGTATTTGGTCAAACTGGTAAACACCGCAGTTTTAATAGGACAATCAAGACCAATCGCGAAAGATTCCGTCGCAAAGAGTAACTTTACGTATTTTTTAGAAATCATGAGCTCGACTATTTCGCGTAACACGGGCAACATTCCGCTATGATGAATCCCAATCCCCTTTTCTAATAGATTGACGACCTGATTATATTCGGGCAGTGCCAAATACTCTTTAAAATTCGGCAGTTTTCGGACAACCTGTTCGCATTCCCGTCGAACTGTATATCCTACTTTACTATCATCCTCTAAAAGCGGAATGGTGATTTCCTTAGCACAGAGCTCTACATGTTTACGGGAAAAGACAAAGGCAATAGCAGGTAGCATCTCTCGATCGCGCAAAAATAATGCCAGAGTATTGAGAACTTGTTGCCGTTTCATAAATACTTTACGGTTCTCAAAAATATCAATTAATTTCCGCATTTTATGGATACCGGGCTCTTTTATTTCACCCGTTTCAGACTGAAGCGGGATCAGAACGTTGGTGCCTTCACGGATCTGTTGTTCGAGCGCTTTATCACGAATCCCTTTGAAAATACCTTCGTTAACCGTTAAGAAACCATAATGTGAAAGCGGCACAACGCGTTTGTTCGTACTGGCCAAATAAACCTTCTTTTTTCCGGAACCTCCATTACGCCCCGATTCGCACCAATTGGCAAATCCTTGGGGATTATCAATGGTTGCTGAAAGCATGACCATCTGGATTTGTTCTGGTAACATGAGTATCGTTTTTTCCCAAACTTGTCCACGCTCTTTGTCGTTAATGTAATGTACTTCGTCGAAAACAACACAGGCAAGATCATTTTGAATATCAATATTAAAATCTAGGGAACCAGTAGTTTCCTGATGCGCCCCCTCTTTTTTATTTGTATCAATTCGAAAGAGAGTATTCATCAAAATTTCCGTCGTCATAATGAGAACCTGTGCATCGGGATTGGTTTTAATATCACCCGTGAAAAGACCAAACGAAATTGACGGATATTTTTGCTGAAATTCGTAATATTTTTGGTTTGAAAGGGCCTTGATAGGACTAGTATAAATCACCTTTTTACCTTGCTCCGTGAAATGTTGTATGGCGAATTCGGCGGGTAGAGTTTTTCCTGATCCGGTATGTGCAGTTACTAAGACATGGTCACCTTGGAAGATGGCTTCGATGGCGTATTTCTGGAAATCACTAAGAGGATAAGGGAAACGACCGAAATGGGTTTCGTAAGCTTCATTATTGTAGGGTTTATCACAGAGGACAGGCATATTTTATCTTGATTTTATAAACAAAGCAAGATAAATCAATTTTATTACATTGACGACGAAGGAGCGTTCATATCCGACGGCATATTACCCATTCCGGGCATAGTAGGTTTCTGATTCTCGTTAGCGTACGGGTTTCCACCCATAGTACGTCTCATTCTACGCATCATTTTAGTTTTACGCATACTCGATTTTCTTCTACGACCCCCCATTCCGCACGACTTTTTCATAGAACGTTTTTTCATAGAACGTCTGGGCATTCTTATATATTATAGTTATAAAATAAATATTTTTACTTTTTTGCTAAATAAAGAGAACAAACCAATGGTTCTTTGCTAATTCACTCATCCTCCATTCGTCCATTAAAATAATCCATAATTTCCTTCTTACATTGCTGAGGAAATTCCGCGGTAGGGACTAAAACCCCTGACGCATCATATGTTACGTGCACAAACGGCGAAAATTGGTGCCGAATCAAAATTTCGTTACGATCCTGGTATTTACGATTCACCTTACTACCGTGAAAGTTATGCCTGATTACACCAGGAACATATCCGAATCGTAATTTACTAAATTTGGATTGGTACTCCAATACGCTTTGTACAAAATCTGGACTATAACGCGAATTGATGAATCGATTTCCTTCTCCAATCAATGACAACATCATCAAATAGTCTCCTGAACCCAAAATACCAACGTCGTATAAACCACCTACCTTCTCGTAAGCTTTCCGTGTTATCGCCCATGCATACCCTGGATGAGAATAATTTGCACCGCGAATAGAACAATAAGTCCCATTCTTTACTAGTTTGAACCCTGCACTATTATAAACAGACATTGTATTTTTGTCTTTATCCATGTCTACTGCGTGACTGAATACCTGTACAATATCTTTTGATCCATTGAGAATCCGTAGAGTATCCCTAGCCCAGGTGGTGCTTTCGAATTCTATGTCACCGTCGATCCAGGCGAAGGCCTTATAGGTGGTGGGTAACAAATATCGAACTCCTAAATTTATCATATTTTCTTTGTGCCACAATGGACATTTAGTGCGTATTTGTAAATGCCGTTTGTTTTTACTATCCGTTATCAAAAATCGTTGTTTTCCGTATGTTAATTCTACTACATATAAAATCACGTCGGGTTCGTCGCGCTCCATTCTAGTCATAAATTCTTTCATTAAAATGTAGCGTTTGGCGAATAACGACGGGTTGGAAACCACCGCAATTACATGGAGTTTTTCCTCTAGAGGATCATTATTCGCTATCGCTTCGCGAATTTCATTGGTTTTGTAGTGAATATAATCTATTTCTATGCCGTTAATAATGGTCATTTACTATCTGGACAGATATTTACGTGTTCAAAGTAAATATCTATTTTGTTTTTCTCCGATTCTTTTTTTTCGGTTTTCTTACTTTTTTTTTTGTTCGTTTACCGCCCGTTTTTACAAGTTTTACACGTTTAGGTGGTGGTTCTAATGGTGGTTCTAATGCACGTTTAGGTGGTGGTTCTAATGGTGGTTCTAATGGTGGTTCTAATGGTTGCGATTGTTCAACTTCAACAGGAGCAAGGCTTCTGGTTAGCATATGCTTATGAAAAAAAAGACAAAATGAATAATCTAAATCTATTTTTACTTCCGAAAGAATCAAAAGCCGAAATATATCTGACAAAAAAATATCTTCATGAATAAGATGATGAGCGCTTCTAGTTTTGTCCCATTGTTTTTTTTTTTCAAATTCTTTATCAAACCTAGCTAATATTTTACTGATTAAAATTATATTAGCTGATTCTATACTATTATTTCCGGCATAAGTACCAGGATAAATAGGATAAAGTGATTTGATGTGACTTTCTAATAATATTCTGGTTTCTGATGTTTGATCAAGAAGACTAAATATTTTTTCCGGTTCAGATAAAACGTGCTGAGGAACAACTAATGTAGTCTGAGGAACAGAGGGCCTAGAAAAAAAACTCGTGATAGAACCAAAAATAGTAGTTGGTACCGTAGAAGCAGACGCAGATACTACATTACTTGCAGTAGAACTCATAGGCTTTCTTTGTGATTCGTCATAAAAGCTACCTAAAAGACCCAATCTAGTTCCAAAAACGTTGGATTGAATCCATGTGTCATCAACGACAAATTCGCCGTTTTTATCAATCGGAAAAAAGCTTCGATCGTCATACATATCTAATAAATAATCCTGACTACGGAATTTGTCTTCTAAATTTTGAACCTGGTAAAACAAATTATGACCTGGTTGGTGAGAATATGCTTGTTTTTGGGTCATTTGGCTTAATTGGAATAGAGACTTTTGCTGTTTAAATACTTCATCGAACATTGTTAAGTCTGCAGAATTTTTTGGGTACATCAATGATGTTGTTCCGGCAAAATAAATAGATATTTCTCGTAGTAATTCCTTTTGAAAATTGGCTCTATCGAAAAAGAATTGAGTGCTCGTCTCGGACGGCGAAGCTCTGGAAAACAATTTATTAACGTCAACGTTATATCTTTTTTTGTAAGAAGTTAAAAAACTCACTCCTAAGAAACCAAGTATTTCTTCATAATCATCATTTGATAATTTTTCAAACAATACTTGTAAAAACAAAGAGCCGGAAAACACATGTCCCGAAAACGCTTTCGCGGGTATAAGAGGAATGTTGTTTCTTTGTAAAAATGCTTTGAAAAGATTTCCATCAAACTCCTTCTGATTTAATTTATATTTTACGTAATGATTTAAATGAAGAAGAGAAATTTCATCAATCAACAATGAACACTCACCTGGAATATTAAATATAGATTTACATAAAAACGTTTTTTCTGATTTTGATTGTTGTCCTGTAGAATTAGATGATTCCAATTTTCTTAGTTTTTCACGAAAATAAGAATTATATGCACCTATTTGATCAAGACTAAACCCTGCTTGTCTTAGAATAGATTCAGAATCTTCTAACATATGACGTTCAATAGACGAGTTTTTTTCTCTCATACCACCATGGCAATTGAGAGATAATTTAAATATTAGACCAGATGATATTCTTTCTGATTCATCACGCGGAATCCCCGCCATTATTTATTTATAATGATAAAGTAAAATTTCGAATATTATTTTTACATAAACTATTATTACCTAGTTGAATATAACCACTTATTTTATTTGTACAAAACGGTAAAATAGGCACTCGCTACATACGTAATAAACAACAAAATATTATATTGCTCAATCGATTTGTAATAATTTTTTACTAAATATGTAGTTGCGGCGGCACATCCACCCCCAACCAATAAAACATCATATATAAATAACGGCAAATAAGGCCTCGATTTTTCGAATAATGTATACATGGTAAAATCTGAAATGATGAACAGTGCAGCCCCTAATAAAAACGCCTCTCGTAATGATCCATCTTTTTCAATAACGTAATGGTCTAATAAAAACACGATGATTCCGTAGAGTAAAAGATAACTACCTAGTGCTTGTAAAACGAATGTCGGTGATTTATTCTGAACCGCGTGAATCATATTTGCAAAATAAGATATTTCTGTGGCGAGTAAAAGGTGTTGCAAAATCATAAAGACTAAAAAAATATTGAAAAATCTCATTTAAAGTAAAAGGAGATTTTTATAGTGGAACGTAGATACATTTGCACTCCTCCTGAGATAGGACACTACCACGTGGGCAGTTAGGCACCGGGGGTGGACAAAAACTTTCGCGAAATCCGTTTGTTGTTACCGCGTTTTCCACAAATAAGTGAGTGAAACGAAATACGATAGCAAAGAGGAATGCGTGAACAGCGGCGACGGTATATTTGTTTCCATTTAATGGTAAACGCAGTAAAATAGAAGGAGTCAGGAGGAAAAAAAGGAAGATGATATAAAAAGTGATGATTAAATTCATTATATATATATAAGTATATAATGATATTTTGTTATCGTTCTTTATATCATCTTCCTTTCGGCACAGGCTTTGGGGCACATTGCTTATATTTATTTGTACCATAACCAGCTTCTTGACAAACCCCGACTTTCTGTTCAGGAGAACAATCCCCCAGAAGTTTGCCTTTGGAGTCATATTTTTTATTAAAGATTCCACACTTCACATTTAATTCTGTACATTTACGATCAGACGTATCCGTT